AAAAATTTAGGTACAAAACGACCCTTGGGTCGGTCTACCCGTCGCAAGCGATGGTGCAAAGCACCATCGTTGAGCAAAGCCTCTCCGAAGCAAACGGGTTAATAGAAAACGCTAGCTGCTGACTTTTTAGCCTTATTCTTGTTCCACCACCACATAAGAACAATGAATACAACAACAATAATTAAGGCATACAAGAACCACATTTTGTATTTTTCAAACCAAGAGGTGACATCAGCAAAACTAAAGTCTTCTCTGGTTAATGGATGATAACCAACCCCACCTGGGTGGATAGCATTTGAATATTGGCCCATACCCTCTGGGGAGTATTCGACTACGTTACCGTACTGGTCTCTGTAATACATATTTATTAACTGGTAAATTTTAAAGCGTTTGCATCCTGGTGACCTATCCTCTTCAAGCTCATGGTCCATTAGTATGGGTTGACAGTTTCGCACATGACTACGAACGAGAATCAGACTATAAATAAAATTTTATGCCTTTGTGATCAAATATAACCGTATGTCCCTTCTAAAATAAAATGAAAAAATTTTAAGGTTGAAATTAATTTAATAAAGAATATGTCTAAAAGTTATGAAAATACCAAGTTATGGTTAAATGATTACGATTTTGAGATGATTTCAAATGTGGAGAGTTATAACTCAAATAAAGCTTTTGATTTTAAATGCAATAAAGGTCATTTATGTACTTTAACTGTTGTTGCTTATTATGTGAGAAAAAGCAAGGCCAAAATCAATAATAAAAAATTATGGTTATGTGATTCATGCAGACCAAGAGTTTCTAAAGTAGATTACGTTAACCTTGGGGAACAAAAATTTAAAAATTACTGTGGCTATCTAGAACATGCGAAATATAAGGTCAAATCGACCTTTGAAGATTTTACTCAAAATAAAATTGCATTTGATTGTTTACAAGGGCATACAACCACCACTACTGTAAAATATTTTGGTGTTAGAAAATTTTCTAGGGTGGTTTTAGATGACCCTAGATTATTATGTGGCCATTGCAATGTTAAAGGTGAAATTTTAGCAGATAAATTAGAAGCTCTTCAAATTTCAGTAAAAAAGAAAACAGGTCATAAAATTTTAACTCTTGAAAGAGGTCGAAAAATAACATATGAATGTGGTACATGCGGTGAGATATCTGAATCATCTAGTCAAAACTTAACCAGCAATACCAAGGAAACAAAATATTGTTCTAACTGTGCTCATAATAACTATAATCAAACATGTTTTCAACGTAAGCCATTCATGTTTCCAAGTGGAAGAATTGATAATGTTTTAGGGCATGAACCTTTATGCCTCAAGGAACTTCTTAACCATTACAAAGAAGAAGATATAATAACCGATACTAAGGTTATTCCTACCTTTTTTTATGATAAAACTTCTAAAACAACCGGAGAAAAATACAAAGGTCGTTATTATCCTGATATTTTGCTTCCAGATAAAATAATAGAAGTTAAGAGTGAATTTACCTTTAATTTGGATAAAGAAAATAATTTGCGAAAAATGGATGCTGTGGTTGAACAAGGCCACAATTTTGAATTTTGGATCTATAACAATAAAAAAGAGTTAAAGGTTATCCGAAAGGACAAATGTTGTTGATTTTTTATACTTTTTGTAAGTATAAAAAATTGTTTTGTAAACCAATTGCATCTCCACTTGAAAAGAAATAAAAAAGGATTGGAAAAAATCCCCCTACAAAACGGGAAAACCGAGAGCTCCACCGCTACACGTTTTTCAGGGTTACCGTTGACCATAAATCTTAGTAACCCCCTTATGCTTCCCAAGTATCAATTTTTAATCCACTTGATCACATAAGCATCACTCGTAAATTATGATTGATAAAACCATTAAATCCTTATGATGGGCTGACTGTACATTGAGCCATCCTACCAAGTCATATGACTTAAAAGTAGGACAACCGGTTGATGACCCAGTCGATAGCGATATCACTTATGCTTACACATAAGCTACACCGACGGTCTTGTCCAAATAGGTCTCTCGAAACTATTTGAATTTTGACCGTTTTCATCAACCTTGCCTGTTTCGATTTAATTTAGATTAAAAGTAACCTTAATCAAACCACTAGGTGTCGACTGTCGTCGACGTACCACTTATAGCCACTTGATGATCAAAAAGACCATTAGCCCGACTATAAGCCGACTAGACGGTACCAAAGTATCATGTTAAGTCATGATTCAAGGTAATGGTTTAACATACCATTACCATCGGTCCCTCGCGAGACCACTTCCGCCTGTTTCGGACTAGCGTATTTTTAATCCGAACAATATTATTATTGACGCATAAAATGATAAATTCATAAACTTGGTTATAATTTGAACCTGGTGAATTACCAGTAGCACCTGCAGCGGCAATAGCGGCTGGGCTTGCTTGTGGGACAACAGACACATTGGTCAATTTGCCGTAGTTGGTAGAACCCATAGGATCAAGGTCATAAAAGTGTAGAGAATAAGAGTACAAATGGTAGCCAATGAAAGATGGTATGGTTGGAGCATGGTAGAATGGATTAATCAACGAGAAATAATCTGATCCCATCGCACCTAAACGATTGGTGTTCTCATAAATCAAAGTTGTATTGGCAATAGGGTCAAATGAACCGGCTGGTTCATAATTGACTGTTGCACCTGTAACAACTGGAGAAGACGTAGCGTAGTTTGACCATTCAGCTGGACCAGTCTTGTTACGAACCGAGAAAAATAGTGCTTTAATGGCATGAGAGAACCTAATGTCAAATGTTGGACTTGAATTGGTCAAAGGCACATAGTTTTGTCGTGGCGCAGTTTGAACCTGTTCAATTAGGATGTCTCGAATGGCACAACCCATCCTACGACGTTCTTCGTTGGAAACAATGGCGTAATTGGCCCATACTTGAACTGGTCCAAGAACTGGGGCAGTTAGAATGTGGGTTCCAACCGTGATTGTTTGGTATGGACTTGCTGGTGGGGCGATAGCAGAATTTGTTAGAATCAACAATTCAGTCCAATCTCTAAAGTTAAAGTTGATTTGCATCTCATTGTAAGGCAAAGCCGCTGTAGGGAGGGCAACACCAGTGTCACGAGAGAAGAAGAATGGCAAAGGCAAGTTAAGGTTGGTTCCACCAACACCACCCAAAACACCACCTGGGGCTACTGGATTGATCAAAGAAGAGATGTTACCGATCATGTTATCATACCCATTACGTTTGCTTGCTGGTACGGTGAAAGCAGACCAGAAATCAAGATGGTAGTTGTCAAAGCGGGCAGCAACCAAGTCGTTGAAAGTAATAGTTGCTTCACGGATCAAATTGTGCATCAAGTTTCTGGTCCATCTTAAGGCAAAAGTCGGAGTCACTTGACTACTGAGTGTAACTTGTGGTATATTGACTCGTAGCCAGGTCTGTAACAAGTAATCTCCAGCACGTGAAATAGACACCGACCATTCTTGTCCAAAAGCGGCATTGCCTGTATTTCTGGAAAGTGGTACCGGCACTTGTGTGAACCAAGTCGACTTTCTGATTTCTCTTACAAAGTATGCTGTCGCAGTTGGGCCACCATACATATATTTTTCGATCTCATCAAAAGTTGCGATATCGATAAACCCTGAGGTTATATTGGATGAGGACATAGACATGTTTAATTTATTAGTAGCAATATTTCGGCTGAAAATTTTTAAACCCATACTGAAAATTTTATCAAATTCGAAGAATTAATAAAGATATAAATAACCCATGATACAACAAGAAGTTAATGGAGCCCAACGCTTTACATTTGTCAAAGCGTTGTAGTTCAAAAGAAGTCACTAACTATGGTGCTTCGGAGAGGCCATCGCCGACCACGTCCAGAAAGGACGTGGTTATCAAAGTTGAAGAAATTTATTTGGTTAACTCAAGCTTAAAAATTGCAATAAAAAATTTGAAAAAAATGGAAAAAGTGTATGATGATATTAACCTTATTGATCCAAAGAAATTACATGGAATCAATGGAATAATTAAACCATTACTTCATGTAATTTATTTTGAAGTTTGGTTCATGTTTATG